AATTTCAGGATAGTCTGAAATAGTAGATTTACTATCTGCATCCCATTCCTTAGTTAAAACATTAATAGTTCTATTAAAAGTATCAGTATGTTTGATATCGTCAAGCACTTCGTCTAGATTATACTCTTTGTCAGAAACAGTATAATCTGTCGGTTGATAATCTGAAGGTACATCCTTGTCAATATCTAAAGGGTCTACATCACTTTCTTTAACAAGCTTGGCGATAGCTTTAGGATCCTTCTTGGATAAATCAATTAGATTATGCAGTTTATCTTCGTTAAGAAGATCGTTATTTTCTAGCATCTTAATTATCTTTAGATTAGGCTTTAACTGCGCCATCTTCTTCTGATAATTAGCACCCATCTGCATTAGACTAATAATATCCTGAGGGTCCTTAACCTGCATATCAATGCCATTGGCCTTGAAAGGTTCAGACACCTTTTTATAAGCACTTTCGTAATCAAACTCTGTAGTTTCCGGAGTATCCCCCTTTGTGTCAGTCGAGTCTTTCTTACTAGTATCAAGAGATTCTGTCGTATCACTATCCGTGGAATTTTCGGGCTCCGTCTGGGTATCCCCTTCTGGTTGGCTTACTTCTTCTGTAATAGTTTCCTCTTCAGTTTGCTCCTGTGCTTCACTTACCTCCTCTTCGGAGGTAGCCACCTTATCCTCATCAGTTTTATCTGATGATTCAATTCCTAATTTTTGATCAGCTGAAGGTTCCTCAGCTACTTCATCAGATAAAAAGTCAGCTGGATTCTGTTCTAAAAATTCTTTATCAGATAAGCTTAAGGAAGTTTGATTCATACACTAATCTCCTCAGCTAAAATTTCTTCACGAGTTTCTTCATGTTCACCTATCGCTTGATCCATTTCGGCACCACGCCGTATTAATTCTTGTAAAAAATTCTTTAAAGCACCTATACCATATTGCATATGATCAATTACTTGTAATGATGCTTCCGGTAAAGGAGCGCTCTTAGCCATGACTAATCTAGCAGCTTCTTCTTTAAAGTATGCTTCTTCGATAACGTCTTTAAAATATATATTATCCATCAATTTAACACAGTTATCTCTTAACTTTCTAATTTTTTCTGCTGTTTCAATCTGGATTTGAACTTGTTCTAAATCAGTCATATACCCCCTTATGCTTTAGTTAACGAATCAAACGCGGCTTTATCAAGATTAGATAATCTATCATGCTCTTTACTCTCCATATTTTGAGCATGTTTTCTATCGGATTCTTCTTGTTTTTGTGCAGCACCAACTCCAGATTCCTTCTCAACAAAATCAAGATCGCTAAGATCAGAACCACTATGCATCTGTCGTGCTTTAGCTTGTTCTGTTGCAGTCTTAGCAGTTTTAAGCTCAACATCAACAGCATTCTCTTGAGCTTTAGCGGTTTCGTTTTGGACTTGGGCTTGTAACAGTGCAACTTCTAATTGGGCTTTTTGTTGAGCCATAGGATCTGGCTGAGGTTGGTATTCTTCGATTTTCTTAGCTAAATCAGGCATCTTACGTAATTTAGCGATATCAGCTAATATCATCTGACTCATTTCCCCAGGCATAGTATTACCCATAGTTTGTAGCATAAATGCTAACTCACTACCTTTTTGTTCATCAGCTTCAGCAGTAGAAATATTAAGCTTGATATCATATTTCCCCCCTAAATCATTTCGATTAATAGCAACGAATTCTTCATTTGTGATACGAATAATTTCCTCATCCTCTAAAAATTCTGCGTTCATAGAAATAATTTTACGGCCAATTTGGTTAAGTCCATTAGATAATCTTCGTAAAATACCTAACTCACGTTTAGATGTTGCATCTAGCGCCGATCTAATACCTGTTGCAGTAACTCCTAATGCCTGACCAGAAATACCTTGTGTAAATGCTTTAACTCCTGTTAAAGCTTCGGCATCATTATTCTGCATATTTAATACTTCTAATGCGGACCTAGGAATCTCCGGGTACACTTCCATATGAAATGCTTGTTTAGGATCTACATTAGCATTAAATTTATAATCCTCACCACGTTCGAATTTACGTGCATTAGTTACATCAAGAGCATCTTTTCTAATACCTTGTTGCCCATTAGCGCTACGGCCAATAATGTCGATAATGCCACGAGTAACAGCACCCACGATTTTTTGATTATCTTCAATAAGAGCTGCATCTGGTTCTCCATAAATATTCTTACGTCTAGGTAAGTATTGAACTAATATAAAAGGGAGTTTTTTATCTGGATAAGGATTTTCTTCCATCCTAATAAAAGTACTACCTACCCAGGTAGCTACGAAAGGTTTAACTTCCCCGGTATCGTCAATATCCCAATAGCCCCAGTATTCTCTAGCAATAACTTTTTTACGTGCTTTATCTTTAAATGTAAAAGAATCATCGTCTGTATTAACAGCGTGATCCGGCTCAGATAATACCGAAGCACTTTCAAAATTAATATCATCAAGGTTTTTATATCTTCCGTCCTTCTTAAGTTCTGATAAAGAAGTTTCAAAGCTATAAACAGCAAAGTTAGCCTTTTCTATATCACCTTCACAAGTAGGATCTAATACTAAATTGTTATAATCACATACTGTCAGTACTGGTTGATTTTTAGTAGTAACAGTTTTTATTGATGATTTTTGCCCTGTTTTAACTTCCTGCATTGCAGGTTGTCCTGTATTAGGGTCTACCACTGGTTGACCAGTATTTGGGTCCACTACTGGCTGCTGTTCCATTATATCTGTGTAGACTTTACGCTTGTCTTCTTCGAACTCCCAACCAACTCGTACGACTACGGTACCTTCATCAACAGCAGTTCTAACGTATGAATCAATAAATGTTACTTTATCCATACGACAGTTAAGCTGATAATTTAACAACATACCGTTTTGTTCAGCGAATTCTTTATCTTCAAAAGTTTGGGGGGAAGTGTTAAATAAATCATCTGTAGATAGGAAGGGTTCTGATAATGCGGCATATCTCCATTCTGCTTGTCTACGTGCTAATCTAGGAACTAACTTAGAACGCCCTCTTTTAGCATTAACAGTTTGATCACCATCAAGTACTCTTAACCAAGCATCAACTTCATCAACATGAACTTGATGAGCTACTTGAGCAGATTCATGATCTTGTTTAAGATCAGCAAGACTAGGCGGGTTTTTCCAATCTACTAAAGTTGAAGCATCGGTTTCAACTGTATCTAAATCCTCAGTAGTATCACTCATGCATCACTCCCAGCTCTTTCTTTATGTTTATCATAATTACTGTATTGCTTTTTAAGAAAATTATCAACCTTATATATTTTAAGGCCATCTATTGTATCATGATAATCTAAATAATTATTAAACATAGAATTTTGACCTTCTAACGAAATAGAAGCATATATGTCGTCGGCTTGTACTATTTCAGATACAAAGTAAGTCCATACTTTAGCAAAATTCATTTTGGCTTCCATGTTATCACTAATAAGTATAGCTGCTATCATATACCCATTTAAAGGACGACTAAATCTATAAAATAAAGCAGCTTCTCCTTCTTGAATTATACTAGAATGTGCAAATATCATAAAATCTCCACTACAGCAGATGAAAAGACATTACCCATACCAGCCCCTAAACTAAGAAACTTGCCGGATTCTTCCTGTATTGCTAATGCTGTTTCTATAGCAGTAGCCGCTCCCATAGTATGTCCAATACGTAATTTATAATTAATTAATTTAATATCTCCAAACTTATCTTTAATTATTTCTTCTTCAATCCTATTATCTGCAGAAAACGTGCTATGCATTTTAACAAAATTAATGTCATTTGTGTTTACCGTATCAATCACTTTTTTATACCCTTCCCCGGTGTCTGATATACCTAGTGGGCTAGAGTGTGACTCAGCTGCAATGTGCATATCTTTAATTTCTGCCAATGCAGAGTGTTTAGTTTTAAGTAGTGAATACAAACTTTCAAATACTGATATATTACAACCTTGTCCTAATCTAAACTTAATAATAGATGGATTGTCTTCTTCGTCAAGTAACTTACTTAAACCGTTTTCTCCAAATATAGTTAAATAATCTTCTGAAAGTCCATTATCTACCGAAATAACTACTACGGCGTCTAATACACCTAAGGCTAACATATTACGTGCTGTATACCAAGCTGAGTGACCACTAATACAACTTGTACTATCAGTTGCAATGTAATCGAAGGATCCTATTTGGTTAGCAATATATCCTGCGTATACCTGTGTAATCCCCATTACAGGTACTCTATACGAAGGATATTGCGCTGTACGAGAAACGGTTGTTAAGTACCCAGTCCAGATATTATTTCCTCCAGCTAATATTAGCCCTATTTTAAAGTTATTTAGCTGTGTTAATGATTGAATAAATTGATAGGTCCCAGAACTAGCTCCATGCTTACCCTTTAAGACATAATCAACTAATTCTCCAGGCATAATTTTTATGCCTTGTTCAACAGTAAAGCCTCCACCATTACCGATTTGATGAACATATTGAGGATAAGGAATGTAATCTAATAAAGTTATATTCTCAGAATATACTGAATTAGTGTGAGTTACATACATCTTTTGGCATACTCTTCTGCGTCAGCGTATGTGTAAGTTTTAGTAGATTCTGCTAGGACAAATTCTTTTATTGATTGAATAGTTAAGTTTCCTTTTTTAATAAAATCCTGTAATTTAGGTTCAGGAATACCAAACATATGACATAACCATACAAAAAATACGATCATGCTTAAGCTATCTAGCCGCCCCATGTCAATCCGCTCATCCATAGATTTTAGGGGAATGTATTCTTCTCCTAATGGTGCATCTAGTTTAACTATCATATTAATGACAGAAAGAAACTCTTGATCTGTAAAACTAAACTCAGCCATAATATAATATATAACATATAGAAAGGAATTATGTCTAAAAAAACAAACCCTAAAGACGCAGTCGGAACTAAAAAACCCAGGTTTTATTCTGGACTACCTGCTAATGTAACTAAAGAAGTTAGTATTGCAATGATGGAAGGAGCTATGAAATATGGGCGTCATAACTATCGTATAGCAGGCATTCGTGCTAGTGTGTATGTAGACGCTACTATAGGGCATCTACTTGATTATTGGGAGGGTCAGGATATTGACCCAGATAGTAATTTACATCACATCACTAAAGCGATAGCATCTTTATACGTCCTTAGAGACGCTCAGCTGACAAATATGTGTGAAGATGACCGTCCACCTAAGTCAGATGTAGAAGGGGATAAAATTAGATTACAGGCTGTTGTAGATGGA